AAAGATGATAGTGATGAGTATCTAGCAAAACGTAGAAAAGCTATTGCTAAAGCTATCAAAAAACAAAATGGAGATAAGTAGTTTATTCATTTATGTTTCTTTGGTATTGTGGCAGATAGGGATAATCTCATACATCTTGTTAAATAAGTTTTATGGTAAAAATCCAAAAAGAATTATACAAACTGGTCAACCAACTGCTGTTGAAGTTGATTTGCCAAAGAAAAAATCTATAGGGCATGTGGATGTTGCTATGAATAAAAAAATATTAATGGACAAACCAAAGGTTACCAACCTAAGTACTGATGAAGTCATCAAGGGTAAGGTAAAGACACAAAAAGATAAATTAAAACAAATGCGAGGGTTATAATGGCTAAAGGATTGGATTGTGGAACATCATTCTATATAACTGCCACAGAAGACAGAATTAAAAAACAACGAAATGCATTCTTAACCGTAGATGGGGAGGTGACTCAAGTCAAAAGAATGTTGAAAAGACAAGGCATTCCATATGTTGAAAAGAATAAAAAGATACATATCGTTGGTCAACACGCTTTTAATTATGCTCAAATATTTAGTACAGCAGAATTAAAAAGACCAATGAAGAGTGGATTGTTGAATCCACAGGAAAAGGATGCCTTGCCAGTATTAAATGCCATCATTGGAGAACTATTGGGTGATGCTGTTGGTAATGAAACATGTGTATATTGTGTTCCATCAAAACCTATTGATGCTCAACGAGAAGTCAGTTACCATGAGGATGTGTTAAAAACCATCATTGAACAATATGGATACAATGTAAAGGTGATAGAAGAAGCAGTTGCCATAGGATATGAGGGATTAGTTGATAACCAACTTACAGGTGTAGCAATCTCCATGGGTGCGGGTATGTGTAATATAGCTGTTATGTATCAAGGGATGACTGCTCTATCCTTTAGTGTAAGTCGTGGTGGTGATTGGATTGATGAGTGTGTATCACAAGACACTGGCGTATCAAAGGCAAAAGTCACCAATATAAAAGAAAGTTCAAAGAATTTGAATTTGAATAAGAGTAAGATAAACGACATATATGAAGAAGGAACAGAAGAATCTAATGTATTAATAGCAATTCGTTCCTATTATGGTGCTCTTATCAACTATTTATTAACGAACCTTAGAGTTCAATTCGAGGGAATCGATAATGTACCAAATTTTCCTGATCCTGTACCAATAGTTATAGGTGGGGGAACATCATTGGTAAATGGTTTCCTTGATGTATTTAATGAACAATTTGATCAATCAGAGTTTCCGATACCTGTATCAGAGATAGTTTTGATTGAGGATGCCCATACAGCAGTTGCTCGTGGGTGTTTATCGGAAGCACAACTGGCAGAGGAAGATGAAGAGGACGACAGTTAAAGAGATAAAACGTTGGTTGAAATCACTTGAAGAGTTTCGGTATCGAAAGGTCAGAGGTGTGGATGCCAGACGTATTGCGTCTTTTGTTAACAATGGTATAAATGAAACCGATCTACCTGCATCACTTGTAAAGAAGTGGGCACATGCGAAGTATGGTAGAGAGAAACATTTGGCTAATAAATTCGTTAGAGAGAGAATAAACACAGAGAGTGTGAATTATAAAGATTTTTACAAAGGGTTACACAATGAGAAGAAGAAAGAAAAAGAAAAATAAAAATCAAAAATGCTTACCTTATGTTGAGGTAAAGAACAATCATTACGAAAGAGCCATATCAGAGTTTAAGAAAAGAGTAAAGAACTCAGGTATGTTATTAGAACTAAGGAATCGTGAGTTCTATGAAAAACCATCTGCTGCTCGTAGAAGAAAGAAAAAACTAGCTATATTGAGAAATAAATATAATAGTATAGACTAGGTTTTGAAAAAAAATCGATACTTATCTATATAACGTAATACACCGTGGGTCCTTTACGGTGTCTAATAATCCCAAATAATATATTAAAGTTTAGAATAACTTTACTTAACTATTGAAAATAGTTTGGAGAGACAATATGTCTAATTTACTAAAAGAAGCTATTGCAGATGCAAAAACAGTTCGTGAAACTGCTATCGCTAATGCTAAGATGGCTCTAGAAGAGGCTTTCACACCTCACTTGAAATCTATGCTTTCTGCTAAGTTAGCCGAAGACGAAGTCGAAGAAGGTTTAGAAGACGAAATCACTGCTGAAGAAATGGATGACGAAGAAGATGAAGACATGGATGAGATGAGAAACAAACGTGAAGACGATGATGAAGATATGGATGAAATGCGTGGTGAGATGGATAGAGAGGAAGATGATGAAGAGATGGATGAGATGCGTGGTGAAGATCCTGAAAGAGAAGAAGACGATGAAGATATGGATGAAGGTATCATTGAAATCAATGGTGTGAAGTATGCTCCTATTGAAGAGGGTGAACATGAAGATGATGAAGATGAAATGGATGAAGATATCGACAACCTTGATTTAGAGTCTGTCATTAAAGAGCTTGAAACAGAAATTGCTGAAGCCGAAGAGTCTGATGAAGATTCTGTCAACGAAGGTGAACATGAAGATGATGAGAAAGATGAAGTTGATGAAGAAATCGTTGTTGAAGAAGATGAAGAAGACCTTGAGGAACAATCTAAATCATCTGGTATTGGTGCTGGTGACAATAAAGTCAACATGGCTAGTGCTAGTGATGAAGAAGATCCAGGCAAAGGTAAGATGAAAGAATCTGTTGGCGCTATGCAAAAAGAGCTTAATGAATATAAGGAAGCTGTAACGTTTTTACGTGAAAAGCTTCATGAAGTTAACATCTTGAATGCTAAACTTCTTTACACTAATCGTTTATTTAAAGAATTTGTCCTAAGTAATGGCCAAAAGATGAAGATTGTTGAGACCTTTGATAGAGCTCAAACAACTCGTGAAATCAAATTGGTTTACTCTACTTTGGCAGAGTCTTTTAGAAACGGTGATGTTAAGAAGAGCCGTGTTCAAGAATCAGCTAGTCAAAAGACTGGAACGACCAAACCTACGAAGAAAATCATTACTGAGGAATCTGAAGTAGCTAATCGTTTCAAGAAATTGGCTGGAATTTTATAACACTCTAAAATTGGAGAATAAAAATGAGTGAATATGTGAATAACGAACTTCTCGATGCTTCCCCTATAAAGAAGCAAAAAGAAGAAGCACAGAAACTCGTTACTAAGTGGGAAAAATCTGGACTCCTAGAGGGCATTGATAACGAATGGCAGAAATCTGGTATGGCTACATTGTTAGAAAACCAGGCTCGTCAGTTGATATCTGAGAACTCTAAAACATCCCCAAATCTCGGAACCGGTGTCGGTGATGAGGAATGGTCAGGAGTTGCTCTTCCACTTGTAAGAAGAGTTTTTGGTAATATTGTTGCACAAGAGCTTGTATCTGTTCAGCCTATGAACTTACCATCTGGTCTTGTTTTCTTCCTAGATTTCAAATATGGAAATTCTTTTGGAAAACAAGTTTCAGGTGAGTCATTAGCCGGTAAAACAGGACCTAACTCCCCAAGTGGTTCAGTCGGACCTTTTGGTGAAGGTGGTTTCTACGGTGAAGGTAAGTACGGATACACTATTAGTGCTTCTACTGTTTCAACCCACTTTGGTGGTACAACAATAGCTGATTTTCAAGACATAGACTTCAATTCTGAAGTATCTGCGTCTATAGGTAGTGGAAACAAGTTGTTTAAAGTAACTGGAAGTCTCGGTGCTTTTACAAATCCTGATTTGAAAGCTGTTCGTGCTTGGAATTACTCACCAGCTGGTGCTAATGCCAATGCTAAAGTATTACCTCAGTTTACCAAAGTTGTTGGTGATGAAGTACAATTAGTTGTATCTGCATCTGCTACTCTTGGTAGACATACAGGTTCATATACTGTTGATTACTTGAAAGAAAACACCGCTGGTAACAGAGGTGATTTTGAAGACAGAGTTGGAAATGCTACTGTTGATCAGTTAAACATACCAGAAGTGAACTTAGAACTTAGGTCTCTACCTATTGTTGCTAAGACACGTAAGTTAAAAGCTGTTTGGTCACCTGAGCTTGCTCAAGACTTGAACGCTTATCATTCTGTAGATGCTGAAGCTGAATTAACATCTATGTTAAGTGATTACATCTCAATGGAAATTGATTTGGAAATCCTTGATATGTTAATTAGTGATGCTCAAACAGTTGATTTCTGGTCTGCTAAAGCTGGTGAAGATTATGATTCAGCTAATCGTACCTTTACAACTAACACTTTCTATGGCACAAGGTTTGAATGGTATCAAACACTAGTTGCTAAGATTCAGAAAGTATCCAATGAAATTCACAGATTAACACTACGTGGTGGTGCTAATTTCGTGGTTGTTGGTCCTAAGATTGCTACAATCCTAGAATCAATTCCTGGATATGTATCTAATCCTGGTGATGGTGATGCTACTCAAGCTCAGTTTGCTATGGGTGTTAGCCGTGTAGGTCAAGCTGCTGGTCGTTACACAGTTTATAAGAACCCTTACATGAGTGAAAACCAAATCTTGGTTGGATTCCGTGGAAGTAACTTCTTAGAAACTGGTGCCGTATACTCACCTTACGTACCGTTGATTACAACTCCATTGGTGTACGATCCAAGTGATTTTACTCCAAGGAAAGGTGTGATGACTCGTTACGCTAAGAAGATGATTCGACCTGAGTTTTATGGATTGATTAAGTGTAAATCTTTGGATGTACTCTAAATCTAGTTCATAGACTACTGTATAAAAAGGGGAAACTTTTGTTTCCCCTTTTTGTTTTATACTAAAGTAATATTTATATACGAGGAATATTATGCCAAAATTAGACCACATTTATTCAGATCCATCAAGTTTTTCTGCTGGAGAAACACCATATGGTACATATGATGCTGACTCTACATTTCAAACCGACATAGTATCAGTTACTAAATGGGTGGCAAAACGATTAGGTCATCCTGTTCTACAATTAGAAATACCAAGTGGTTCTATCTATGCTTGTTTTGAAGAATCTATAAATGAATACTCACAACATATCAATAATTACAATATCAAGAATTGGATGTGGGAACAATATGGTGAGAAGAATAGGATATCAGGTTCCATAAGCACCGGTTCTGCTAATCCTGTAACTCCATCATTAGGACCATCAATTGGTTTATCTGAAAAATATGGTCAGGTAGTTAACCTAAATGAAAATTACGATTTGAAAAAAGGATATATCACACTTAGTGGTTCAGTTCAAGATTATGATTTACAAAGTGTTTGGGCTGATGTAAGTGAAAGTGGAAAAAGAATTGAAGTTCAAAGAGTTTTTAATCATGCTCCAGCTGCCGTATCAAGATTCTACGATCCCTATGCTGGTTCATTTGATCAAAGACAGTTATTAGATGCTTTTGGTTTTGGTAATGTATCACCAGCGATATCATTTGTATTGAAACCAATATCATATGATATAGCTAGGGCAAATGCAATTGAAACATCTGATTTAATAAGAAAAAGTGCTTATTCATTTGAACTACATAATAACAAACTTAGAATATTTCCTGAACCGTTGGATGGTGATGCTGGTGAAAAAATATGGTTTGAATATTATGTGAAAGATGATGTAAGAAATACAAATAATGCCAATGCTGGTTTACAAGGTGGTGTATCAGATCCATCGAATGTTCCATATTCTTTTATAACCTATAGTTCAATAAACGCACCTGGTCGACAATGGATTAGAAAATATACATCAGCATTAGCAAAAGAATTATTAGGTATTATACGAAGTAAGTATAGTGCGATGCCTGTACCCGATGGGGAAGTTACATTAGATGGAGAGGGTTTGAAAGCCGAGGGTAGAGAAGAAAAGACTCAGTTATTAGAAGAATTGAAAGAATTCTTAGAATCAGTTAGTCTAACTGAAAAACTCAAAGCTGAGGCTGAAGAAGCTAATGCTCAACAAGAGGTATTAGCCAAAGCTCCATTACCAATATTCGTAGGATAGACTGATGTCTGCTACCAAACCATTTTTTATATCGACTAAGGAGATAAGTTTATTCGACTCTATGAACGAAGAGTTGATAGATGAGTTTGTCGGGCAGTCAGTGGATATCTACAAGATCAATACTCAACATACAAAAGATAATATCTATGGTGAGAGTACGACTAAATATTTCAATGTCGGTTTCAGAGTAAATTGTTTAATCAGATATAACGCACCAGAAGTTGAACAATTTGAATCTGTTGGTGCAGATGTGAACTCTACGATAGAGATGAACTTTCAGAGAAACAATTTAGCCAGTGGTTCATTGAACTTTTTTCCTGAGACTGGTGATATATGTGATTGGAATAATTACTATTGGGAAATCAATGGTGTTACAGAACCGCAGTTAATCGGTGGTTCACCTAGTTTCAGTCATGCTATAAAAGCTACAGCACATCGTAGTAGATTATCATCATTACAAATCGAAGAGAGACCACGATAATGGCTGTTCAAATGCTAAATAAAGTATTGGTGATGAAACCAAGACGATCTCATTTGGTGAAATCAACACCTGTGGAAACAGCAATAGATACATCCATAGATAATGTCTATGGTGAACCACAACCAGATAGATTTGACGAGATAATTGATTTGTTGAAACAAGGTAATATCTATGGAGAACCAAAGGATATAACATTAGGTGCTGTAGAAGTACCGATAGAAAAACAAATCAGTATTGATAAGGCTTCCACCAAAGGGTTGAAGTCAGAAGTATATAGAAATAAATCAGAAAGTAAAGTTGACAAACTAAGGAAACTAAGACGTGGCAATTAAACCAACAACAAATCAAAATGCTTTGAATAAATCAGAGGTAAATCGTGCTGAACAAACAAGTTTTCGTTCTGAGAAAGGAAATGCTAGGGTTGTAATTAAAAAAAGTGGTGGACGTGATTCTAGTAAAATTTATTCTATAGGTTTAAAAGATATTGATACTGCTATGATAAGTCACATGACAAATATAATGAAGCCAAAGGTAAAAGAAGCTAATGAAATTATCAGAGTACCTGTTCTATATGGTAATGAGGAAAGGTGGAAATCAGTAAGAGGTCGAGGAACACTTAGAGATAGAAATGGAAGCATAATCCTACCAGTAATTGTGATAAAGAGAACTGATTTAACACTTGACGATAATTTAAGACAATCATTTAAACATGATTTAAAAGGAGAGCACATAAATGTAATAAAATCAAGTTCGGGATGGAGTAAGAATAATCGATACAGTAGATTTAATGTATTAACAGGTAAAAAACCAATACAAGAATTTATAAAAACAGGTATGCCAGATTTTGTAAATTGTACATATACGATTGTAATGATGACTGCTTACATGGAACAGATGAATGATTTAAATTCACTTATGATAGAACATTTGGAATCCTATTGGGGTGATCAAACTAGTTACAGGTTTAGAACTCAACTTGAAGGTGGTATAACTAATGAAGAACAAATGGAATCACAAGGTGAGAGATTGATAAGAAATGAATTTAGTATGTTGGTGAAGGGGTATATAATACCAGAGTTTACAGAAAATGTGTTTGGAAAGAAATCACAAGCAAAAAGAGACTACAGTAAAAATGTCACCTTTTCAGAAAAAATTATATAATTATATATACAAAAACTAATTAATTAGGAGTTACAGATGGCAGAAGACATCAAGTTCACAGATGAAGAGTTAAAATCAATCGAAGGTATTAGAACACAATACACTGAAATAACAAATCGATTTGGTCAAATAACTCTTACAAAATACAATCTTGACCAACAAGAAAAACAAGCTCATAAAGACTTTGAAGCTATAAGAGCTGAAGAACAAAAAGTTCTAAATGGTATCACTGAAAAGTATGGACCTGGAACTTTAGACCCGAATACAGGAGTTTTTACACCATCTGATACCTAAAAATTAGTCTTTGAAAATTTTTATGATATTTATATATGAATAATCATAGACTTTTTACTATTACCACTCTATTGGAGACATCAAGATGGCTGAAAAAATTGTATCACCAGGTGTATTTACTAATGAAATAGACCAATCCTTTATCCCAGCAGCACTAGGAGAAATCGGTGCTGCTGTCGTAGGTCCTACTGTAAAGGGACCTGTATTAGAACCAACAGTTGTAAGTTCATATGGAGAATATGTTCAAACATTTGGAGAGTTAATCGAAAGTGGTTCGGACAAATATCAATATTTAACATCCCATACTGCCAGAGAATATTTACGACAAGGTGGTCCTCTAACTGTTGTTAGAGTGGGAACACCAAATTCAACTCGTGCAACTGCTACAGTAAGTAAAGCTGGAGATTTAGTTTCTGGTAATAAAGCTACTGGTTCATTAACACTAACTGGTACTTTTGGTCAAGAAGTAGGTCACGAAACCCAAATTACTGTTGGTGGAACTGAATTTAGATTTATTGCTACTGATGTAGATAGTCCACCGGTTGATTCATCACCTATATTTTTTCATCACACAGGTTCATCCACTGCTGAATATTTAGATAAATTGGTTGCTGAAATTAATACTGCTAATATTGGGGTATCTGCAACAGATGGTACAACAGAATTACAATTAACAGCATCAAGTACTGGTCTAAGTGGTAATTCTATATCAGTAGATACTGGATCTGGTGCACTTATGAATGATGCGTTTACACTTGAAGGTGGAACTGCAGACTCAACTGCTGGTGGTGATTTATTGACACTTGAGGTATTGGGTGATGGAACTCAGTTTAATAATGTGGTGTCTTCTATTGGGGCAGATGCTTTATTATCACCTAGAGCTAATAATGCTGCTTCAAATAATCATTTTGGAAGTGGTAGTTTTGGTGGAAGAGCTGATAACGTTAGATACGAAATATCAAATAGAAATTTAGAAAAAGGTACTTTTACTCTATTGATCAGAGCTGGTAATGATACAATAAAAAGAAAAATCATTTTAGAAACACATGCTAA